GATACCGATTATGAAAAAGGGGGCTTCGGCCCCCTTTTTTTGGTCTAAAAAACCGTTATAAATAGTAGTATGACAACATCAAATGTAATCGACAGAACAACTACTAAATTTGACTATGCAAGTCCGATTCAGTTTAGGTTCAAAATGACTAAACTTCCATTAGTTGAGTTTACTGTACAGACAGCAAACATACCTGGTATATCATTAGATGAGGTTCAGCAACCTACAAGATTGAAACCAATAGCTTTACCAGGGTCTACATTATCTTTTAGCAATTTGGATTTGTCTTTTCTTGTAGATGAAAATTTAAATAATTATAAAGAGTTGCATGATTGGTTAATTGGTTTAGGTACGCCAGAATCCGATTCACAATTTGCAGCGCTTTTGGCAACAGGTAGTGATAGGTTTGCTGGTTCAACTGCAAGTTCAGCAGCAACAGGATCAAATACAGCGACACCGTTAAATGAAGGTGCAATTTATTCAGACGCCACACTCACAGTATTAAATAGTAAGAACATTGCCAAGACTGAAATACGATTTAAAAATGTTTATCCTATATCTCTAGGATCATTATCTTATGATATTAAGGCAAGCGATGTTGATTATTTGCAAGCAACTGCCAGTTTTAGTTATATGGGTTACGAAATAGTGCAGATTTCTTCTTCATAGGCTTTACTTTTAATTAAAAAGGTGATACAATATATACATGACATTAGAAGAATTACAACAATCAGTAGATAGAGATTTTAAATTAGATGATACAGAATTAGACGCTGAATCAATTAAGATACCTTTATTACATAACAAATATTTACAACACTTTAATAAGTTCTCATTACTATTAAAGAAATCAGAATACGAACATAAGACTATGTTAAGAGATAAATGGGAATACTATACAGGTAAGGCAGACGCAGCTGTATATCTATTAAAACCTTTTGATATAAAAGTATTAAAATCAGATGTACATATCTACATGGATTCAGATCAAGATTTACAAAGAGCAGATCAAAAAGTTGCTTATCAAAATCAAATAGTTAAGTATCTTGAACAAGTATTAAGAAGTATTAATAATAGAACTTTCTTAATTAAAAACGCTATTGAATGGAAGAAGTTTACTAGTGGCGCCATTTAATGCTAGACATTACAAACTATATTAAACATTTCCCAAATGCATTAAATAAATCTACTGCTCAATTAGTTGTAGATCACTATTATAAAAATGCACCTTGGCGTAAATCTTCTTTTGCTACAAATACAGGATTATCTCCTGAGTCTTCTAAAAAAGTTTTAATGAACGAGTATTGGATTAAGAAAGGCGATATGTATTATGATGATTTGAAAAAATCATTTCGTCATATGGTAATTGAATATTGTAAAATACACTCAAAAATTATTCCAGAAAGATTTACAGATTTTAGATTAAATCATTATTCAGAAGGTGGATTTATGAAAAATCATATTGATAATATACATCACTCACATGGTCAGAAATTTGGCTATCCACACATAACAGCATTAATGTTTTTAAATGATAATTATGAAGGTGGTCAAATTGTATTGTGTGATGGCGATTACAAACCACAAAAAAAACAAGGTAGTGGTATTGTGTTTCCTTCTAACTTTATGTTCCCACATGAAGTAAAAAAAGTTACTAAAGGTCATAGATATTCTTTAATGACTTGGATTCTTTAGTCGTATATACACTATTATTTAACGTATAAATATAAGTATGACAATATGGAATACACATTTATATGATTATCAATCGGGACAATTCTAACCTCATCATCATAGAAAAGAAGAACGAAGTTTACATTACGGTAGACTGCGACTCTGGCGTACAGCGAGAGATATCTGAATTCTTTACTTTCTATGTACCAGGATATAAATTCATGCCGGCATTTCGTAATCGAATGTGGGATGGTAAGATAAGATTGTTCTCACAGAAGACAAAAGAGATATACTTTGGTCTATATCCATACATCAAAGCATTCGCCGAAGAACGAGGATATGTTGTAGTTGCTGGTAAAGATGTAGAAATAGATAACAAGGTTGATAGAGATGTTGTCACAAAATTTTCTAATAGTTTAGGTCAAAAATTTGAGGCAAGAGATTATCAGATAGACGCCATATTTCATAGTTTAAAACGCAATAGGACGCTTCTGGTGAGTCCTACGGCATCCGGTAAGTCATTCATCATATATTCCTTAATACGATACTACACTCACCTAATCAAGGAAGATACTAACAATCGAATACTATTAATCGTACCTACAACCTCTCTGGTTGAACAGATGTACACAGATTTTGAATCATATGGTTGGAATGTAAAGAAGAATTGCCACAGATTATATAGTGGTTATTCAAATCAAACAGATAAGAAAGTACTCATATCTACATGGCAAAGTCTATATAAATTACCTAAAGAATACTTTGAACAATTTGGTGTTGTATTTGGTGATGAGGCACATCTATTTAAATCTAAATCATTGACAGAGATTATGACTAAGCTTACTGATTGTAAATATCGTATAGGTCTTACAGGAACATTAGACGGTGCTCATACACACAAGTTAGTATTAGAAGGACTATTCGGTGCTGTCAATAAGGTAACTACAACTAAAAAACTTATGGATAAGAATCAGTTAAGTAATCTGGTTGTGAGATGTTTAATATTAAAACATACTGAGGCTAATTGTAAAATTGTATCAAAAGGTAAGTATCAAGACGAGATAGATTATCTTGTAAGTAGTACACCTAGAAATAATTTCATTCGTAATCTAGCACTTAAACTCAAAGGTAATACTTTAATATTATTTCAACTTGTAGAGAAACATGGTAAGAACTTACAACAAATTATTAAAGATAAGGCCGAAGAAGGTCGAAAGATATTTTATATATATGGCGGAGTTGATACAGAAGAACGAGAGAAGGCTAGAGCAATAGTTGAGAAAGAAGATAACGCTATTATTGTAGCAAGTTACGGTACTTTCTCTACTGGTATTAACATTAAGAATCTACACAATATAATCTTTGCAAGTCCATCAAAGAGTAGAATAAGAAATTTACAATCAATCGGTAGAGGTCTCAGACTAGGTGATAATAAAGTCAATGCCACTCTATATGATATATCAGATGATCTAATTTATAAGTCTAAAGAGAATTATACGTTAAAGCACTTTCAGGAAAGAATAAATATATACACAGAGGAAGAGTTTGATTACGAGATACATAATATTAACTTAAAGGATTAAAATGAATACTATTAAGGAAAGAGATTATCGTATGGTAAAATTAACTGATGGTACTACTATCATGGGTAGTATTGTTGTTGATAAAGATTTCTTGCGAATTACAAACGCATTAGAACTATGCACGATACAAAGGCAAACAGAGGTAGGATCTATGAAAGATACTACTTTAACGCCTTGGATATCTTATACAGATGATAAGACATTTGTTATTCCAAAAGATAAAGTTATTGTAATCACTCAAGCAGATACCTATATATCACATTATTATGAAGTCATATTAGATAAAGTATTAAAAGCAAAAAAGAACGCTAAACCTGTGTTATCTGCCGAAGAAATGGATAAGATATATGCGTTAGCAGATCAGATGGATCAAATGCAAAGAATCGATCAACGAGAAGCACAATGGTCGGAAGAAGATTTAATTGATTTATTTCAAAAGAAGACTATTCACTAGGTATGCTATATAGCTGGTTCCCCAAGCGACTACATAGTCATTATAACATAGATATTAAAACTGTCAAGCAAATGACAAAAGTAAATTAATTAATACAACCTGCTTTACATTTTGATGTTAATCTGTTATAATAAGATATCAATAAAGAAAGATAAATTATGGAAAAAACAAAAGCAAAAGCGAAACCACATTATGTAGATAATAAGTTGTTTCTTCAAGCTATGATCGAACACCGTACTAAAGTGGCAAAGGCGGAAGAGAAGAAAAGAAAACCACCATTGGTGACCAATTATATTGGTGAGTGTTTTTTAAAGATTGCTAATCACCTTTCTTACAGACCTAATTTTATAAACTATACTTATCGTGATGACATGATCTCAGATGGTATAGAAAACTGTTTACAGTATATGAGAAACTTCAACCCAGAGAAATCTAATAACCCATTTGCATACTTTACACAAATTATATACTATGCATTTATCAGAAGAATACAAAAAGAAAAGAAACAGCAAGATGTTAAGGCTAAACTAATTGCTACTTCTGGTACTGAAATGATGATGGACTCTCTAGTAGGTGATGACGCTCAATACAAAAATCAGATGTTAGAGTTCTTACAAAGAAATGTAAAAGAAAGTGTACCATCAGAACCTAAAAAAGTTAAGAAGAAAAAGAAAAAATAGATAATGAAAATAGCGTTGTTAAATGATACTCACTTCGGTGTGAGAAACGATAGTATGATCTTTGATGACTTCTTGCATAAGTTCTATGAGGAAGTATTCTTCCCATACTTAGAAGAACATAACATTAAGACGCTTATTCATTTAGGTGATGTAGTTGATAGAAGAAAATATATTAACTTTAGAGTAGCAGATAACTTCAAAAAGAAGTTCTTACAGAAACTATGGGAGAAGAAGATTGATACTCATATTCTAATAGGTAATCACGATATATATTTTAAGAATACAAATAGTGTAAATGCTTTACAACAGTTATGTACTGCACCTGACGGCATTAA